GTATGGTCAAAATTTGTTAAAAGAGAAAATTTATATACAGAATATGGACACTTTTTTGATACTATTATTACACGTTTTATATTAGAAGAAAAGAAACAAGATATAGTTGATCATGCTGCTTTTAAAGTCTTACATAATATTCTATTAAATAATGATCAAACAAAATTAATCAATAAATACAAATACAATTTCAAATACAATCTAACTAAAATTTTAGAAAATGTTGATAATTTTGAAAATAATGATTCTATTAAAACTTTTGAAGCAAAAAAATGTATTAAACAAATTGAAGAAAATGATAAACAATCTATCAAACAATTAGTTGATTATCTAAAAAAACATATTAAAGATTATAATGTAGCAGATGAAGATATATTCTTATCAAAATATAATTATGATAAAGAACAATTAAATGTTATTAAAGATTCTTATACAAAATTTAAAGATCATACATATAAAACTATTGATATTTTACCTGATGTTTTTAATGTATCAAAATGTAATTCTATTATTGATAACAGATTAAGAATGTTATATGTTAAAATTTTAAATGAAAATATTAGTGAATATTCATTATTAATAAATTTAATTAAACAAAATTTTATTCCATATATAAAAAAATTTAAAAGAGTTGATTGTAAAAAATATGTCAAATATGATATATATAATGGTGAATGTGATTTAGTATGTGATGATTTATTAATTGATTATAAATGTTCTGAAAAAAACTTTGTTCAAATAGAATGGGTATTACAATTATTATGCTATACTCAAATGTTAAGAGATGAGAACTACATTATAAATAGAATTGGTATATTTAATGTATTTAATGGTAAATTATTAATAGCTAATATTTCTAAATGGAATAAAGGAAAAGAATTATTTGACTATTTACTTGACTTACAAGAAAAAATGTTGGCAAAAGATCATAAAGTTGATTATGAAGTTATTGAAGATACAGAGAATATATGTAATATTACTTTTGAATCTATAGAGATTGATCCTTTTATATATGAATGAAAAATTGAGCCTTCAGCCTAAAAATTGAAAATACCAATTCTTATAAATATAACTCATTATATTTATAAAAGATGTCTTCCATATCTGAATATAGAGATCACGCAAGAATGAAATATGAGAGACATATTAAGCAAAAGGAAGAAGAAGAATCTACTAAACTTGCCGAAGAAATGAAATTTAATGAAGAAAATGATAACGTATTGTCATTCTTGGTAAGTATTGATGCGTCATTGATTGAACTAGAAGAATCATATGACGCGATTGAAATTCTTAAAATGATGGAATCACAAATTGAATCAATTATTGATCTTGTTAAGAAACATAATAAACTTTCTATATTGCAAGAAAAAATGAGTTCTCTTGTTGAAGTATTAAATAAAATGCATGAGAAACATAAAAATAATTTAGAGAATGTCAAGACGATTTCTTTAATTATAAAAGACATTTTTAAACTAACAGAAGTTGATATTCCTATTGAAATAATGGATGTATCAGATGATGAAAATGTTGCTAGACAGATTCAAGAGAATGAATACAGAGATTAAATACAGATATTGATTTATAAACACAAATTTTAATAAATTAAAGTTTGTGTTTTTACTTACTACACCACCTTGCCGTCGACGATCGTGAGGATGCCGTGGCGAAGCTTGTAGAGCATGATGTCGACCTCGCACTCCTCGTCAGTCGGAGTGCGGTCAATCCGCAGGCTGAGGCCTACGTACGTGGGGTACTGCTTGCCGCCAGTGATGGAGCGCTGCGGGTAGTAGATGCCGCTCGCCTCGCGCTCTGCCTTGTCCTTGATCTCGGCGTAGTACAGCTCCACTGCCTTGTCCATGATGCGCTGCTCCTTGGACTTGGGCTGCTCGGAAATGGACGCCATTTTGATAGAGTAGGTGTAGTGAGTTGCGTTGAGGGTTGTAAAAATCTTAAAGGTACCAATATTCTAAATAAATTTCAATTTTTTAGTATTATAATATTATAGGATATACGAAATAAACAAATTTTAATAAATTAAAGTTTGTATTTTTCTCACATTACTCGTTTTGCGAGCAAAGCCTTTCGAAAGCCTTAATCACCTCCATATCGTATGAGGTGAGTCCGTTCATCGGATCCAGAAGCTCATCAATGATTGAGTGGAGAGTTCCCTCGGCTCTCGCCTTGGCGTACAGAGCCTCGGCGTCACGCTTGATGCGCTGCTCCCTGGTAGGTGTCATCACGTAGACGACGGCAGCAAAGATCAGGAAGAGAACCCAGAAGATGACGAGCGACATTTTGAGAGAGTAGGTATCGCTAGTTGGATGGAGTGTAAAAATCTTAAAGGTAATAATATACTAAAAATATTTCAATTTTTTATAAATCTTAAAAAAAAAAGATTTATAAAAAATTGAAATATATTAAATTTAATCATTTATTAATATATCATAAAAAATGACTGAATATCTGACATTAGACTCATTAGAATCTAATCGAATTGAAATTACATTTAATATAATTCCGACATATTCATGTATTGTAAATAAAGAAGTAGCGATTGAATTGATTATAAGAAAGCCTGGTCAAATAAGATATTTATTATGGAGAAGAAATAATGAAACTGTTATAGCATATATTACAAGAAATTATCAATTATGTATCATATATAAATATCATAATATGTTATATGATATTCCAGATACATATAAAAATATAGAATGTGAGATAAACCAATAATTTTTTTATATATATAATAATTAATGGAATCATTTATTAGAACTATGATATTTTATCCTCATTTTGAAATAGTTGATGTTTTAAATATTCTTTCAATTATAAAACATTATGCAAAAGATTTTGAAATTACTCTAGTAGTAATAAAATTCAATTTAGAAAATATTAAATTATTACTATTAGATATTCCAAATATAAAATTTTATGTACTTGATGATATAAAATATTATCAAGAAAATAAAGAATCATTCGATTATTTAAATCAAATGTATGATGAAGTTAAAATGATCGGATTACATAAAAATCCTAACTATGACTTAGTAACATATCCTATATGTTTTTATACTGAACTAGGATTTGATTTTTCTATTTATAATGATTATAATATTAAAATGGATAATATTAATAATAATTTTTATATGCTAAAAAATTTAAAAAATCATAATAAACAATTTATTTTTTTAAGTCTTAAAAATACAATATATACACATAAAATTGATTTAAAAACAAATAAAATTATTATTTGTCCAGATGAAAATATGTATAATCCAAAACATGAATATTATGAAATTGCCAAATTATTTGTCCAACAACCAATTTTAGATTATATTAGTGTAATTGAAGAAGCCTCCGAAATTCATGTAATTGATAACTTATTTTATTATTTAGCATTAAAATGTAACTTAAGTTCTGATAATAATACATGTTATTCAACTGAATATAATGGATTTCCAAAACGACCTGTATTTATGGATTCTAAATTTAAATATGAAATTATTAATGATCAATATGTTGATTTAGACTTGATTAAAAAACAAACATTAATGCATATGAGAAACCGAAGAAATTAAATCATACTTATAATCTTTTCACATAATTTCTCAGGTGAAACTTTTTCTAATATTGATATAATATTTTCATTTATATTATCATAATATATATCAATATGTTCTCTTCCCATCTTATTAATATATAAATTAACTTCTTCTATATTATTAAAATCTTTAATATCAATATAACAATCTCTCGGTAAATTTATTTTATCATTATTACCATAATATACTGGAATACATCCTGCTACCCATGCATCATATATTTTCTCTGATACATAATTTTCAGCATCACAATTTTCTACAATAAGTGCAAAATTAAATTTTTTATAAAAATCAAATATATTTGTATTATCTATCATACGATTCTGAACATTTTCAACTTTAATATATTTATAATGTTCAATTTCATCCCATCCACTACCACGAACTGTTAGATTATCTAAAAAGATAGCAAATTTCTTTCTTAAATAATCTAATCTTTGTAATTTAACTCCATTAATTTCATATACTTCATTATTTTGACGATTTGCTAATATCATTCCTACACTTTTATCATACTTTCTATTCTTTTGTATATATTTTAAATGAATTTTATCAAACCGTGAAACAAATGGAAAATATTCAACATTTGGAAGTTTAATCATAGAATCACAATATGTTATTATTTTATCAAAATACTTAAGAACGTTATAATCATAATTATATTTATGCCATGAATTTGGTCCTTCTAATAAATAAGCAATTATATATAAATCTTTTCTTTTTATTATAAAATCTGGTAATATTCTATAATCCATTAATGTTATAAAACATATTGAATTTGCTGGAATCGGATTTGTATATCCATTGATAAGATTAAATTTTTCTTTTAATGGAAATAACATTGCTTTATTACCATCTTCATATAAATATTTTAAAGATTCATAATCAAGTTTATTTGTTGATAAACATTTATCTGTCCAATCCTGATCCAAATGAAAAATATACAAATTCTCTTTTAAATTTATAGAAATTCTTTTATTTCCTTCAATGAAAAATTCAGCTTTAACACTATCTGAACGATTACCAACTCTATAATTTACTGTATATTTACGTGTTGATACGCATTTATATTGAACTAATTTTTTAAATAATGCTCTATCAACTTCATCATCATTTACAGGTCGAGCTTTTTTATAAAATTCTAAACAATGCTTTCTAAATATTTCTGTTTTAATACAATAACAATTAACATCAACTAAATGATCATTTGGATTATTCCATACATGATGTAAATATCCTAAACTTTCACATTTATCTTGACAAATAAATTTATCATCCTTATCAACAATATTTCTTAAAGCAAATGTCCAATCAATTCTTTTTTCTTTTATTATTTCTAAAATAGACTCTACATGATTTGGTTCTAAAAAATTATCCTCATCTAAAAACATTATGTATTCAGTATTAATTAAAAATGACATTGCAATATATATACGGTGACCATTCCACCCATTTGCTCCTGTATTTTCATCTAGTGGCATTATTTTTAAATTTTCAGGTAATTCAATATCTTTTAAAATATTATAAACATCTTCCTTATATTTAGATCCATCTATTACAATATAATATGTAAAGTTTTTATTTGTTTGATTATTTATACTTTCAATACATTTCTTTAAATATTTTGATCCAATTGTTGGTGTTATAACAGCTAAACTCATATATATAAATATAGTAATATATATTTATATGTATTTATTTGTTTTTTCTTATTTCCCAATACTGTTTTCCATATGAGTTACATATTTCTTCTCTTGTAAATATATCTCTTATTGCTTGAAAAATTATTTTATCTTCTATTATAGTATATTTAATATTTGGATTATCTGAATGATTATATAAACCTCCATATCCTAATGCAACTCCTGAATGATTATCATCAAATTTAAAAATATAATCATTTAATATATTATCTTTTTGAAATACATTACTATTTGCTACTTTTAATATTTTGGAAATTTCAATAATTGTATCTTTTTTAATAAATGATTCAGTAAATACACCATATCCAGCATTTTCGATACGCGACTTATCAATATACAATCTCTTATCTATAAATATATCATTCATAATATAAATACATAATTTTTCTTTATAATATTTTTATTTACCAGGTTTTATTTTTCTATTTTGCCACCAATTATCCCCATAAGAAACAAATATTTCTTCATTTGCAAATATATCTCTAACAGTTGTATAAGTTACTTGACCATCAGTTACATGATATGTTACATGTGGATTATCTGAATGATTGTATAAACTTCCAAAACCTAATGCGATCAATGAATTATCTTCATTTAATTTAAAAACATAATCATTTAATATATTTTTCTTTTGAAATAAATGATTATTATCTAATTTTAATGTTCTAGCAATTTCAATTACTGTTCCTTTTGGTATAAATGAATCTGTAAATACGCCCCATTCTGCGCCTGTAATTGGTGATTGAGCAATGTATAATCTTTTATCAATGAATATAGTCATTATATATAATTTAGTATTATATTTTTTTTCATTCAAATCTAATAAAATTAATATAATTTAAAATATAAAATGAGTAAATTTTCAGAAATTGAATCAACTAGTGATAAAACAAGAATACAATCTTTATTAGAAGAACAATTAAGTGAAATGAAAAATTATAAAAATGATACCGCAAACATAAGTAATCTTGAAGGTCTTACAAAAGGTAAAAAAGATGCTTTTTATCAATTAAACTATATGCAACCATTAACAAATCATATGCCAAATTTATTTTCAGAAGATCCCCGTTATGCACAAAATAATTCTAGAGATCAATCTAGACGCCAATTAAATAACAAAAAAAATTTAAAAATGGTTAAAACATTACCAGGAATGGATAATGGAAATACTTTCGAAGAATTTAATGAAACAAATTATGAAGATCCAAAATTTACTGAACTTAATAGAAATATAGAATTAGGACTTGTTCCAATTAAAGGATATGGTGATATTAGTCCAGTTTTTGTTGAACAAAAAAAAGAAAAGAAAAAACAAACTGATATTGAAAATATTATCCTTAAATTAAATAAACAACCAGATGAAGCAACGTTAAAAATGCCAAATAAAAATATTAATATGAGTAATTTTAAAGGAAGAATCTTACAATTCAAAAATTGTCCCGAAAATGTTAAAGATTTAATATGTTCAGAATTTATTAAAATATGGAAAGATGATTTTTTACTTAAAAAAATTACGTCAATGATTGGTGTTAAAAACTTTTTATTATATAATTTTAAAGATAAAATGAATATATTTTTTGTCTTGTTCGATGATGACGGTGATTTTGTTTCAACATTTGCAATTGATACTGAAAACTTCTCCCCATTTATATCCCATCTTTTTGTCAACCCAAATTTAAGAAATAAGGGATTTGGAAAAAAATCCCTTAAATATGGAGAAAAATATATTAAAAAATTAGGTTTTGATTCGGCAAATTTATGGTGTGAAGAATCACTCGTTTTATATTATAAAAAAAATGGTTATGTAGTAGAAAGTCCTTTAAGAATTTCCGAGAAGAAAATGATTTGGAAAATGACTAAAAATTTATAATAAATTATTCAAGAAAATATGTTTTATTCTCCATATTCTCCTCAATAATCCATCTTCCATATTGAGACATTCTATCGTAATGCCCATATCCGTGAAGTTGATATTTACACTTGGAACCAATTATTATTCCACATATGTCAGTTATTAAATACTTTAAAAATGTGTTATCTAATGACGCTGTATATACAATTGTTTCAATATTAAATCCATCCAAAATAGTTGTTAATCTATTTAATTCTTCATCATTTGTTTCATTTGTTAATAAAAATACAGACTTTAAATTATTCTCTAAACATCTATATAAAATATTCTTTGATAAATTATCTACTGAACTCAATTCATTATACTTTTTATAATACGCAATTGTTTCTTCTGTATCACCTTGAGATAATTTAAAATCTCCTCTTCTCCAATGAACCATAAGAGTATTATCAAAATCAAGTACAGGGTTTGCTTTTGTATAATAATATTCATTGAATTTAATACTATTACGAATTTTATAATAGTTTATCTTATTACTCTTACACCATAATGGATTTCCCATTCTATTGTAATTGTGAATTATTAAATGTGTACAAGACTCATATCTATTCGCAAAATTTAAAAGATCTAAAGAACTGTAGTCAATTTCAATTTGTTTATCAATTTCTAAAATACCATATACTGTATGATACTTCTTTTTTACTAATGGAATATCATCATTTGGTTTACTTATAATTGTTGATTTAACTTTTAATTTCATATATTCTGATAAACTAATACATTCACAAATTTCTTTTATTTTATCCATTTGTAAAATATTTGATATATCTATTAATTCCATTCTATCAATACATAAATTATTTGTGCTAGTAATTAATTCATTGTTTCTAGGGGTAAAATAAAAATTTGGTAAAACAAGAATTTTCTTTAAGTGTTTGGCAATTAATATTGTCTCCATTAATCTATACAGTGAGGCACATAACTGTTCTGTCTTATAAATATCATAGTTTTCGTAAAAAAATATATAACTCATTCTTGTTATAATAAGAATCTTTTATATAAAATAAAATATATAAGGAATTGAAATTATAAGAATGTATAAATATGTTTCTTCTTTCAGCCATTGCACTTTTAAGTGTTGTAGTTCAATCTGTAGCATATCCTTCATTCTTTGAATGGATGGATACCTATGGATTTGAATATCCTACATCGGATGAAATGATGATGCGTAAGAATATCTATGATTCTAATGTTGGTGTCATCGCAAGACACAATCTTGGAAATCATACATGGACAATGGGAGTAAATAAGTTTACTGCCATGTCCCCTCAAGAATTTAAGAACATGTTTTCATCTTGCAGAATGTCTCAACGTCCTCAAACAAACTTTGAACGTGTTGCTTCAATGGCTCTTCCTGCATCTGTCAACTGGACTGCTCATGGTGCAGTTACCCCAGTTAAGAACCAACAACAATGTGGCTCTTGCTGGGCATTCTCATCAACAGGTTCTATTGAGGGAGCAGTTTTCCTCAAGTCTGGAAAGTTAGTCAGTGTATCTGAGCAACAATTAGTTGATTGCTCTGGTGCAGAAGGCAACCAAGGATGCAATGGAGGATTAATGGACTATGCATTTGAATATGTAATCAAGAACAAGGGTATTGGATCAGAGGCATCTTATCCTTACACTGCAAAGGATGGAACATGCAAGACTGTTCCATCTGTATCCACAATTTCTGGATACAAGGATGTACCAGTAAATTCTGAGACAGCCTTAATGACAGCAGTTGTTCAACAACCAGTATCTGTAGCAGTTGAGGCAGATCAATCTGTCTTCCAATACTATACTGGAGGTGTAATGACATCTGCCTGCGGAACTCAACTTGACCACGGTGTTCTTGCGGTTGGTTATGGTACTGATGCCAAGGGTGGAGATTACTGGATTGTCAAGAACTCTTGGGGTGCTGACTGGGGAGCGAATGGATATATCCTCCTTGGACGTGGTGCTAAGTTCAACCCAAGTGGACAATGCGGTATCCAAATGTCTGCTTCTTACCCTGTTGCTTAGGGAGGGAAAAAATTGAGACTTCATCCTAATTTTTTGATTAGGATTTATAAATAAATACTAAAAAAAATTGAGACTTCGTCCTAATTTTTTGATTAGGATTTATAAATAAATACTAAAAAAAATTGAAAAACAAACTTTTTGATTGATAAATATAATAAGAGTGTCTGGATGACCGAGTGGTAAAGGTGGTAGTCTTAAGATCTACTGATTAATTTCGCACGGGTTCGAATCCCGTTCCAGACAAAACAGCACATTTATGTGCGAGCGAGGATGACCGAGCTGGTTAAGGTGAAGGTCTTAAGATCCTTTGGGGCAACCCGCACGGGTTCGAATCCCGTTCCTCGCAAAAAAGCACATTTATGTGCGAAGGTTACAAATGTAACCTATTCTTTTATAAATAAAAATAATATATCTATATTATTTTTATTTATAAAAATTGAAAAAAAATAAATTACAAGTCTATTTATAATTTTAATATATGATAAAAAATATTCACAAAAAATGTGAACATGATAAACGTAAATCCCGATGCAGAGAATGCGGTGGGTCAGAAGTATGTAAACATAATAAACGTAAATCACAATGTTATGAATGCAATGGTTCAGAATTATGTAGACATAAGAAAATAAAATATAATTGTAAAGAATGTGATTATGGTGTTACATATTGTAAACATGAAAAACAAAAATCATTATGTATAGAATGTAATTCACCATTATGTAAACATAATAAACAAAAAAAAATATGTAAGGAATGTGATGGAGCCGCATTTTGTAAACATGATATTAGAAAATCAAGATGTTATCAATGTGGAGGATCAGCATTATGTAAAACACCTAATTGCATAACACGTAAAAACAAAAGATATAACGGATACTGTCTAAACTGTTATATCCATTTATTTCCAAATGAATCCAATTCAAGAAATTATAAAACAAAAGAAAAAACAGTATCAGATTTCATATTAAAAGAATTTATTGAATATTCTTGGATATCAGACAAAAAGATTGAAGATGGATGTTCAAAAAGAAGACCAGACTTATTACTAGATTTAGGATATCACATAATAATTATAGAAATAGATGAAACACAACATAAAAATTATGATGAAATTTGTGAAAATAAAAGAATTATGGAAATCTCACAAGATCTTGGACATCGACCAATTATATTTATAAGATTTAATCCAGATTCATATAAAAATAAAGAAAATAAATTAATAAATTCTTGTTGGCAAATAAATAAATTAGGAATATGTTGTATTAACAAAAAATATGAAAATGAATGGAATAATAGATTAAAAATTTTAAAACAAACTATTGAATTTTGGTGTAATGAAAATAATAAATCTACAAAAATTATTGAAATTGTTGAATTATTTTTTGATGAAGAGATTGTTGAAGAGATTACAACAGATGATGATACTATTTATGATGGTTCATTTAGTGATTATGAAAAAGAATATATTAATGCAAATATTATTAAATCAAATAATAATTCTATTATCAGTCACGAAGTATAATTCTTTTATAAAAATAATATATATTAATAATATATATTATGAATACTTTGTTTATTGCCTCATTATTGATATTACTATTATTTATTAATTCTGGATATGGAAAAATGTTTAATATTAATGGAACTGCAGAATTATTAAAAAGTAAAGTTAATTTAGATCTACCATTCTTCTTATATACATTAGCTATTGTAATAGTTGTTTTATTAGAATTGGTTGGAGCATCATTAATCTTATATTCTTCATTAACAAACAAAAATAAATTATATGCATATTATTCTGTATTAGGATTAATTGGATTTACAATTTTAGCGTCTTTATTATTTCATTTATCTCCATTTGAAAAACAGAAAATTAATTTATTAAAAAATATTAGTGTAATTGGAGGTTTGTTATTATTATTAGATAAATTTAATAATTAAGTATATAATATGGATGAAATAAAAAGTCAATTAAATAATATAGAAAAACTTCTTATTAACTTAGATAAAAAAGTAGATGAAATCAATATGAAATTACAGAAAGTAGATTCATCTTGTAATAAAATGGATGAACATATTGTTTTTATTGAAGATACTTATACAGTATTAAAAACACCATTAAATTATATTAAAAGGAGTGTTGATAGATTGATTGGTAATAATCAAAATATTGAGTTACCAAGTATTAAAGATAAAGAGGTTGGAATAGAGATAGATAAAGATAAATAAATATTTATAAATTATTAAATGAAAATTATTGGATTATCGGGAAAGATGGGATCTGGAAAAAACTACATTGCTGAAAAAGTATTATATCCATATTTTAAAAATAAGTATAATATTTTAATAATTGGATTTGGAGATTTAATGAAGAATGAATTGTATG